ATTCAAACCCTTACTCCACTTCGCCACCTTGCCGTAATGTCCACCACCGGGTGCGAAACCGGCAGTCAAACCCGCCTTTAATCCAGACATAAGGGCATCTTGCCCCATTCCGGCTCTAAAGCGGCTTCCTGCCGCCCTAATGTCTTCAATACCGGCTTCCTTGCCATACCGGACGTCTTGTATGTCTGGAGCTTCAGCTCCGCGAAACATCATACCGGGTGACCAGCTTTCATTATACCCGAGTTTGGAGCCAAACAGTTTTCCAGCGCCAGCTCCGACGCCAGCCATAAAAGGCACACTTAGACCAGCGGTGAAAGGAGCCAATGCGGCTCCAAGAAATCCTCCGGCAAGACCTCCAATAGAGCCAAATAAACCTGATCTCTTCTGTCTTGCTGCTGCTGCTTCCGCTTCTTCCATAGCGGCTTCATGCGCAGTTTGTTTCAGTTTGTGACGCCGTAGGGCAGCTAAGCCAAACGACGTTTTATATGCACCGGGTTTTTTACCGAATTGTCGATATGCACTGGGCACGTCTCCACCTTGCTGATATTGTCGAGGCATAACGCCTCCATATTGCATTCCAAGTAAAGTTCTCATATCAGTTCCCTATAAAAACCGCGTAAAGCAGGTATAACCATACGTTTTAAAATAACACATATATTTATCTCTTCAAATAACGCAATTGATTGATTATCTTTGTTTTGCACGACGTCGTTTAATCCATTCCGTAGTAGTCGATGACTACGATTAAAGTTCCGGCAGTTGAGTTTGTCGTTCCATTCCCCGTACCGGCGTTGCAGACGTATACGTATTGATCGGAACCTCCGTTCCTTACCGTATCCCTACAAATCCACACTTCTTTGGGATCGTTCTTCAAATCTACGTCCTGTGCGCTTGCGCTGTCGGTACTGTCCGTATTGGCTACCCCGGCTCCAAGCAATTCGGTGCCTGAAGATATGGATGAATCAGCCGCAGTTCCCGAAGTTGCGGACATTTGGATATTTACCAAATGCGTAGACAAGTTACTTACCGTTTTGACTATTCCAACAACGTTTGTTATGATGGCGTTTGCCGGAATCTTTACGCCGGAAAGTTCCACTATGACCGTATTGTCTCCGCTATGGGCATATCTGATCTTTTGCTCAATGGCTATCTTGTGACAGCCGGCGCTTATCGACACTGTGCTCTCTGGAGAAACGACACCTACTCCAACCCTTCTTTTAATGATGGTGTCGCCATCCACTTTTAATTGTTTATCCACGTATTGATTGCCATCGGCAGACAAATACGTTTTATACACCTTTCCATTTTTTTTAAAAGATAAAGATGGCTGTTTATTGGACGTTTCACTAATAATAATTTGTCCATCAGACATTCCACCTGCGGATGGCGGTCTTCTTGAATATAAGTTGGATTGTTTCAATCTTAGTATATTTCTAATCTCCCTATTTTTTATAGGGTTTCTTACAAACCGTCTCATCAGCTTACCGCCCCCTGCCTAATAAATCTGTATTCTACGGTAATGTCGTTTATTTCCAATGATCCCGTACTTGGTGGATTAATCCTGAGCTGTAAACTCTGACAGGTAATTGGACTAGCGGGTTTAAACACGGCAACGTCCCACGGGGTGGAAACCGGTAGCGTATCACTATCGCCAGCTCCGGTAGTTATTGTCCCGGTACCGGTCGTTATGTCCGTCCAGCTTTGGGTTCCATCAACGGCATATTCCATTGGATTTGCCTGAGAAGTACTCCCAGCTTTATAGGTAAGGATAACCTTGTATATTTTCTTTTTTAATCCCGGTTGACCAAAATCCATATCTCTGGTAGTCAAAACCTGACTTGCATTTGATCTCACGTGCGGTAAATATTTCTTTATTGATATTGTCGAGGCGCTTGCCTCCGTTCCGACTATCAAATTATTGTTCCAGTCGGTGGCAAAGTTAGTATAATAATAGCTGTCGTCGAAAAGATTGGTGTTGTACGACCAACCAGCACTGTCAAAATCATATATGAAACATCTATTGCTGTTGTCTGACAAATCCTTTGGTGAACGCATGACAAGCAATTGATTGCTTATTGCGTCATAACCGACCATTACGTCTTTCAAATGACCAGAACCTTGGGCGAAATCACTCCAAGATGGAACACTGCTATTGGTGCTTTCAAAAACTCCAAGTTTACCGTCAGTTAAATTTCTTACTGAACGACCATCATACAAAAAACAACCGGCTTCATTAGCCCAAGCAACGCCAAATTCCGTTTTAACGACGCTATGCTGATAACTTACTCCCATTTTTTGTATGGTTTCTTCTAAACCATAATCAATAGGATCAACGCTTGATATGTTAATTATATGAACTAGATTGTGTTTAAAATCTAAAAGCCTATCTGCAAATGATTCCAAAGCTGTATACTCACCATAATCACCTAATGAAACGTCTATAAAATTTAACGGCAAAAAAGTGTCAAACTTATTTGCCTCTGAATACATTATTCTGTCACCGTATTTCTTCTTGGAGTCGCCGGGCTCTTTGAGTGTGACGTTCGCGACAAACAATCTTCGACCGGCAATGGCGGAAGCCACGTGCGTTTCTTTTTCTTTTCCAAGTGAATTGAATTTTTTATCGTGCGCGTAAGTATTTATGGAGCTATACGTATCAAGATTTTGTACTCTGGATTTAAGACCGACGGAAGAGCTTACTCCTGACCAATAGCCTGATTTTTGCGTATGTGCAACAGTTCCAGCGGGTCTATAAGTCCAAGCCGTATAATCACTTTCCAAAGTCATTCTAGCTCCTTGAACTATATCTATGTCGGCAAACAACGACAAATCGTCCGCACTCCCAGATTCACGTATATATATCCTTCCGCCAGAAATTCTGCCGGAATAAAACCTATCGGCATATACGGTACATTCAAGTGATTTGTCGTCTTCAGTTAATTCATACGTATTATTAAACTTTTTCGGTAATGATTCTTGGTGACCGTCATAAATAAAAGTTTGCCAAAACTCATACGTATTGCTTCCCCACTCACCATCGTCAGCATGGTCTGTAACCCCTATATTCCAAGCAATGCCTCTCTTATATATATCTCCGCTATTATCGGCTATCTGTGCATCGGTAGTGTTTCCATAACCCCTATAAACCCTTATTTGCTGAGGAGTTCCCCCGGAACCCTCCGAAGGTCTTCTAACCATCAAACATTCCGGGTCTTCAGATGATGAGCTGAGAACGGAATAAACTTGTCCAACTTCAAAAGCAAAATTTGCCGACGTTGCCGCTGTGGCAAATTCGAAATCTATATAATCTTCAGTTATGGCAGTGACCACCTCATCCGTCTGAACAGCAAAATTTAATATAGAGCCGCCTGTAGTAAGCTTTGAATTTAAAGCTTCGTAATGGGCATCCGTACCAATAGTATGCTGTGCACTTGTAGGGTTTGCAATAGCTGACGGTACCATTAAATAAGACGGATGCTCGTACCAACCACCAAAAGACAAACCTTTAGTGTGGTCAAACTGATTTCTTTGGATATAACCATACCATTTCATTATGGAAGCATTTTTTGCGTTTATATCTGTAACCCGCAATACTCCATCTGCAAACGTAAAAACAAATTCCGAAGTAGCTACGTGCTCACTTGATGAAGACATAAGATTCGTATTTATTTCTGAAGCCAACCATCCGTCATCAGTTGAACTCGGATTGGATATTCCATTATAAGACCATACGTCAATGGCGTTATTTTCACCGTCTCCAAGAGCAACCAACTTATCTCCAGTAGTCCTTCTTGATTTTATTACAATACCGGAAGCGGCGCCATCTGGAGAAGACGTAAACGTCAACGTTTCACCTGATCCGACAAGACCTCCAGTCGTAGCGTCGGTAAGTGTAATTTGGCTTACGTTAATCCCTTCCGTTCCGGCAGCTAAGGCGGCTACCGTTGTATCCATACCAGTCCCCTCAACTTTCTGACCAATTCTAACGTCGGGACTGTCAACTATATTAATTGTAGTTGTATTATTATACGCACCATCAGTATCCAAGGTAAACGCAACTTCATCCGTCAACACTCTACCAACAACAGACATATAATGATCACTGCTATACTGAACAAATCCACTCACGGTGAAGACTCCATCGTTGTATTTACTGCCCTTGACGCTAATGATATCGCCAATTTGCATTCCTGCAACGTTAGTCCAATAATCAACATCACCTTCATACTTTATGTACTGTTTTGAAGGTACTATTGCCAATGCCATAATTAACTACTACTCCCTGCACCACCAGTCTCGGAATCGCCTGAAGATGCTGCCCCAGTTCCAGTTATTCCCGTATCAAAAGGATTGATGAAAGATATGTTATGAGTAGCTCCGGTCACCCCAATGGTATAAGTTACCGAAGAATCTTCATTAAAATCGTTTTTATTGCTGTGATCCGACTCAAAATAAAACAAATTAAATCCACCGCCCCTGTTAGTTCTCCCAGTTGCAGTTCCGGGGTTGCTTGTTCCCTGATCCAATCTAGCCGTAGCCGTAGATATATACGAGGTCAATGCAGAACCGCCTGATACTGATGGGTTGGCGTCGTGACCGGCTAACCTACCAGCGGATTTTATCTTACCCTGAGCGTCTATAGACATATTGTCTATTTGACTTGCTTCATTATCAGCTAAATCTCGGGGGTCTCTCAAAGTATTTACACCACCAGCAAAACTTCGCATCGTGTAATACTGCTTTGGCATTATTTATTTCCAAATACCTTGGAGAAAAAACCTTTCTTCTTCTTTCCGCCTTTACCGCCTTTTGATTTCTTTCCCTTCTTCTTCTTCTTCTTCTTCACTTCGTTCATCACAATCACGGTCGAATCCGATTGGACGGGTTTCGGCGGCGTATAGCCTTCAAGAAGTGAAACCAATAATATTGATATGATAAGTTTCATGTTATTTCCCCTTTAAGAGTCTTGATAAAACAACGGCAACAAGGTCTGTTCCCTTATCGACCAATTCTTCAAAAACCTTCTGTTCTTGTTCTTCATTTAAAAGTGGTAAATTAACTTTGTCGTTAATGGCGGTTGCCCATTCTTTCTCAAATTCCTCCGATTGAATTTTTTCAATGATAAAAGTTTCTATTCCGTCCTGCATTTTTGGAACAGTCGCTTCAACTTGCTTTGTCAATTCATCGAGAACTATTGATTTAATGTCCATTTTAACTCCTATTTTGATTTTACGAATATTGGTTCAAGCAAATCTTTTATATCAGAAAGTTGAGTTTGGATAAATTCAAACTTGACTTCAACCAACTCCTTGTTAGCCTTCGTTTCGATAGCTTTTTCCAAATTATCCAATTTATTTTGATTGGAACCCCACAGAACCGCCAAAGCCAAGAGAGTAATGGTGATAGTCCATACGTTTCCGATTGAGAATGATCCATTGATCTTCATTTACCATTTATCCTCGACACCTGCCCTTTAATTTCCATAAGGACGTCGGACATATCATTGATTTCCTTAACCGTATTCTCATGCCTTCGGTCTCTAGTTTCATCCGAGCGATTCCATCTTTCAATAAGCTTTATGATCATGCCTTCCATATTTTCCAAGGTTTCTTCCTGTCCTCTGTTGACGATCTGTAGATCACTGATCGCCTTTCCTTGCTCTTCAGCACGTTTGGCATTCTGATAAACCATAAACACGAACATACAGGCAACCACGCCAATCATCCCATATTCTGCATACATTGCCAGAAATTCTTCCATTATTTTTTCTTCCGTTTTCCCCACGAAAGGGGGTTGATGTTAAATTCTTTCTCATAAAAATTCACTTTCTCCGCCAGCTCTTCTCGTTCAGCCCTTTCTTCCACGATATGTTTGTCAAGTAAGCTCCCAATTTGCTCATTAGCAGCAACCATTTTATTTTCAAGTCCTCCAAGTCTACTCTCCACGCGCCAATAGCCATAAACAAGCATCCCAGCCAAAACAAGTAACTGCCCCAGCCATTTGAGGTTAATACTAACGACAGCATTGTCATCAACAACAGTACCCCTATAACTTCTAGCAGTTTTAACTTCATCGCTCATTTAATATCCAATCCGCCAATCGACCAACCTCCGTCACAACCAAACAAACTAACCAGAAACAAAACGAAAATCAGGATACCAATCCATCCAGTCAGGATTTTAATTTCGTTTTTCGACATAAACGTACCTAACTGGTATAGCATAGCTCGTACTTCTATTATTCATATCAAACCTTTAAATGTTTAGAAACTTCTTTTGCACCGCTATACTGAGAGACTATTCTTGAAAGCAATTCAGATTTAGTTTCGCTTCCACCATAAACAACTCCACGCTTGTCGTAAAAATCCTTTATCTCGGACTTCGTATTCGAATCCGTTGGATAATCCGATTGTAAAGTAGCCACTCCATTGATTATATGATGACCTCCCACTATCAATCTACCGTGTCCGTCACCATGTTTCTTCGCACATTCGGCAACGTAGAATTCTTCGGCAGTCTTAAAGCTATTGGTCTTCTTAGCCACAGAACCGTCAACGTCCACAAAGTAATCATATAACGAAGGATAAGCCAGAGTCTCGGTAGACCCATCTGAGTAAGTCTTTGTGCGAGTTGCACCCGGAGTTGTGTTTCTATGGATTCTAACTCGATGACCCTGACTACACCTTCTAACAATCATGCTTCAGCCTCAGCCTCTTTGGATGCTCCATTCAGCGAATCACGAAGCATATTGATGAATGCTTCCTTGCCAACGGATAACTGGTCAGCCATAAACTGATTCGTATTCTGTTTATTTTGCAAATCATTAATGTGATTTACCATCATTTTCTGTTCGTCAGTCATATCTTCGATAACGTACTCTTTTTCATCGAGATTCAAAACTGGCTTATCTTTTTTGTCTTTAGCCATTATTGACTCCTTGTTTGTTAGTTAATTATTTTGCTTCCAATGCTTCCACTTTCGCTGTTAGTTCCTGCACTGCTTTTACTAATAATGGGACTAATTTTGAATGGTCGATATGTTGTCTAATCATATTACCATCATCATCAATCGCATCTTTTTCTCCAGTTATGGCTTCTGGCACAACCTCTGCAACTTCGTGAGCAAAAAATCCATCTTGAGTTGTATCTTTGTCTGCTTTAAAATTAAATCTATATGGCTTTAATTTGTTTAGTCGATTAATTCCGTCGGATAAAGTAACC